TCCGGTGGGTGCCCGTCAGGACGAAACCGAAACCCGGATGGAAGGCATGATCCAGGCGTTGATGTCTGACTACACCGGGCCGGGTGAGCAGTTCCGTGGTATGCGGGTGCGGGGCCTCGCGATGGAACTGGGCGGTGGTTCCAGCTTCGACACTTTCGCTCAGGTTCAGCGCGGCATGCGCTCCACCACCATGATGGGCGGTGCACATGGTGTCAGCGATTTCGCCTACATCACCACCGAAGTGATGAACCGCAGTCTTATCGCGGCCTATGAGCGCCGTCCTGCGAATTGGCAGGTGTTGACCGGGACGCCGATGCAAGCCAGCGATTTCCGCGAGCTGCATGCCGCGCGCTTTGGCGGTGACTTCCAGCTCAAGAAGGTTCGCGAAAATGGCGAATATGAAGAGGCGACGCTCGCGGATGAAGCAGAGGGTCTCAAAGTTGAGCGCCGTGGCCGGACCATCAACCTGACCTTTGAAGCGGTCATGAATGATGACATGGGCGCGTTTAATCGCATTCCCGCCGATTTTGCGATGGCCGCGCGGCTCATGGAGGCGTCCATGGTCTGGGCACTGCTGCGCTCCAATGCGGTGCTGAAGTCTGACAAGACCGCTCTGTTCCATGCCAAGCACAAGAACATTGCCCCTGCAGGTGCAATTGGTGCGGCCAGCGTTGGCAAGGCCCGCAAGCTGATGTGGGAACAGAAAGCCTTTGGTTCTGCGGACGGCGCTGAAGACTTCCTGATGATCGAGCCCGATCTGCTGATTGTGCCTCCTGCGCTGGAAACAGACGCGGGCAAATTCATCGCAGACGTGACCCCGGCTAAGATGTCGGATGCAAACCCCTGGCGCGCGTCGCTGACGCCGGTTGTTGCACCACATCTCGGCTCCGTTGCTCAGGGCGGCTCTGACACCAATTGGTATGTCGCATCGTCTGACCTGCCGCCGATTACCGTGGCCTATTTGGAAGGACATCAGGCCCCAACGGTTCGCACGGTTGAAGGCATGAACCCTGACAAGGTGACGATGACTGCGCGCCATATCTTTGGTGCGGCACCGTCGGAGTTCCGCGGCATTGTAAAAGTCCCCGGCCAGTAAGCCCGGCGATTTCCCCAGCATGAACTGATATGACGAAAGGGCGGCATGTGCCGCCCTTCGTCGTTTGCAACTCTGACAAAGGAAGGTTTGTCATGAAAAACTACGTAAAGCCCGGTGATCATCTCCCCGTCATTGCTCCGGCAGATGTGGAATCAGGGGGCCTCGTCAAGGTTGGCTCCCTTATCGGTATCGCTCAGCATGATGCTCTCGCCGGTGAAGAGGTCGAAATCGTCCGCAAGGGCTGTTTCACGCTGCCGAAAGTGTCGGCCCAGGCATGGCCGCAGGGCGCAAAGATCTACTGGAACGCCGCCACCGCCAAATGCACCACGGCATCCAGCGGCAACACTCTGATTGGCGCGGCTGTCTGGGACGCGTCAGACCCGTCTGACAGCGGATTGGTCCTCTTGGATGGCGTGATCCGCTAACGCTGATGGGCCATTTCTTTAATGGCATGGCCGGATTGCTGAACGATATATTTGGTGATCCGGTCAGGGTCATACGGGCGAACGGCGATGTCGAAACCATCCAAGCTGTTTTCCGCCGGGATCCGATCGAGGTGGCGGGGAGCGATGGGTTCCCGGTGCTGATCATGAGCCCAACTCTCAAGGTGCCTCAGACCACCCGCCTTGCGTTTGGCGATGTGGTAGAGCCATCCATCGCGCCCGGTGAGCGGTTTGTTGTGCAAAGTGGCGAGCCAAGCCCGTCACCGTCTGCCGACCGTTTCGTGGTCTATGAGCTGGAGCTTGAACCATGACATCCAAGATCGCTGATGTCCTCGCCACTGCGCGCGGGGCGATTTCTGCTGACCCGCGTTTTGCAGGGTTCCAGACGTTCCGCATCTGGGACAAACGCATCAATGAGACATCCTTGCCCGCCTTTGGTGTTGGGGTGCCTCGCTGGACAGATGATGAGAAACATACCCACTCAAGCGGTGAGGTGGTGACCACAATCGTGATCGCGTTGAAGCGCTCAGACGGTGATCTCGAAAGTCTGGCATTTGAAGATGCAGCGTTGATCAAGGCGCTGCTGTTGTCGGCCCTGGAAGATGAAGCGCATGAGCTGAACTTTCAGGAGGCGACCTATCAAGAGGACAGCGCGGGGGAGAAACCCGTTTCCACTCTCTCGATGATGTTCTCTTTCACCTACTGGCCTGCAGCTCTGTAGCCCAGTTCAATCCCGCATATGCGGGCATTCCGACATAGGAGCATAACGATATGTCAAGCAGCGGAGCTATTCGCGGCGCAGGTTCAACTGTGCGCGTCGGCGTGGGTGATCCTGTCGCATGGACCACCCTGGCCGGTATTGAATCCTTCGATTTCCCGGATCAGACGCGCAGTGAGTTGGATGTGACCCACTTGGGGAGCCCAAACGATACTGAAGAAGCCATCCCCGGCATGCGCCCGGTTGCGGTCTGGTCGGTCGACCTGCACCACGTGCCAGGCAGTCCCACCGAAGTCCTTCTCGCGGGGCTGGAAAATACCGGGGAGCCCCTGCAGCTTGGGCTCAAGGCGGGCGGTGCGGCGGCGACTGAGAAAGTCTTTGCCGGATACGTCAAGGGCTACATCCCCAAAGGGATCGGCCCCAAGAATATCCAGATGGCGACGCTGAGCGTCATCGTCCAAGCCCAGATCCAAGAGTGAGGGTCACATGGCTGATTACGCGACAGGTGAAGTCAGAGGGCGGGTCCGTGGTCGGCTGAAAACCCTCTGCCTTGATATGGCTGCATTGGATCGCTTTGAGGCTGCTCAGGGTGAAAAAGCCTTTGCCGCGCTGGACGAAATGTCCGGAGACGATGCGGGCTTTGTGACACTGCGCCGTTTGGTGCATGCGGCCATGGCCAAACATCATCCAGATGCCACCTTGGCGGAGGCGCAAGCGTTCATTGCCAAGCACCCCAAGCAGATCCGGTCATTGCTCAATCGCGCGCTGCCAGAGCCTGAGGTGGGCGAGGACGTAGCGGATGCTGCACAGGGAAATCAGTCAGGAGCGAAGGGGTAGGGGTCTCTTCGCTCCGTGCAGACTGGCTTGATGCAGGGCTCGATCCTGATCGGTTCTGGCGGATCACCCCCCGCGCTTATGTTGAAGAGATGCGTTCGGCGGCTCGCCGTCGGGCGCATCAACAGGCCGATCTGGCCGAGGCCATGTTCGTGGGATCTCGGATGGAAGGCAAAGACCTCCAGAAATACTGCGACGATCTCCGGGGCCATGATCGCACCTTGCCGCCTGAGGCGCTCCCCGGTGCGATCGATGCGGCTTCGCGCGATCAGCCGGTGATGACCTGGAAAGAATTCCTAGAACAAAGGAACAGCTAAAATGTCTCTGGTCGGTCGGCTCAAGGCGACCCTTGGGCTCGATGCTCGCGGGTTCGATAGCGGTCTGAAGAAAAGCGAAAGCCGCGTGAAGCGGTTCGGAAAGGCCATCTCCAAGATCGGGGCTGGCCTTTCTCTCGTTTCTGCTGGTGTGCTGGCGGCAGTGCGCAATCAGCTCAATGCTGCTGATGAGCTGTCCAAAAGTGCGCAGCGGCTTGGTGTGCCGATTGAAGAGCTTTCTGCGCTCCGCCACGCCGCCGATATGTCCGCAGTCAGCACGTCTGATCTCGACAACGGTTTGCGCCGCCTGTCGCGGAACATGCAGGACGCCTCCACGGGTGGCAAAAAAACCTCCGCTCTGTTTCGGGATCTTGGGATCAGCGTTTCTGATGCCAACGGCAAGCTGCGTCCGACATCTGAGGTGATGGCAGATGCGGCAGACCGTCTTGCGGCTATGCCTGACGGGGCCAAGAAAACAGCGCTGGCATTTGAGTTGTTCGGGCGCGCGGGCACCAACCTGATCCCAATGCTCAACGGAGGCCGGGAAGGTCTGCAGGGCATGCTGAAAGAGGCCCGCGAACTGGGTCTGGTTGTGGATCAGAAGACGGGTAAGGCTGCTGAGAACTTCAATGATAACCTCTCGCGTCTTTCAAAGACCGTGCGGGGTGTGTTGTTGCAGTCGACTGCGGCATTGGCGCCGGTCTTGGAGCGCA